GCAGCTTTAATGATATCTGTTGAAATCTGGCAAGCGCGTACAGCCACCCTTTCAGGCAGTAACGCAGTCGATTTCCAGCCAAGCCCTTACCGAATGAGCGCACAGCTTCTCGCTAAGGTGCGAGGATTGATTGCACACGCGCTAGACCCTCGCTCAATGGTGGGCTAATGCCGCCAGTAGCGATAACCACACTCCGCACTACTTTAGCCACCGCGCTAGTAGATAACACAAAATATCAAGTCTTTGCTTTTCCGCCTGCCACAGTTCTTGCTAACTCTGTGATCGTGTCTCCGGACGATCCTTATTTAACTCCTAGCAATAACCAGCACATCACTATCAGCCCAATGGCTAACTTTAAGATTATTATGACTGTGCCTTTGTTTGACAATGAAGGCAACCTCAACGGCATTGAAGATACTGTCTGTGGCGTGTTCGCCAAGTTAGCAGCATCATCTCTGGTCTATAATGTAAGCGCAATCAGCGCACCAAGTATTCTCAATGCTGCTTCGGGTGACCTACTCAGCTGTGAGATGTCCGTATCAATCCTTACGAGTTGGAGTTAAAATGTCCGAGTGGGAAAAAGAAAACGAAGCCTTCCTGATCAAGATCGGGCAGGTAACACCAGCAACACCAAAGCCAGCAACTACTAAGAAAGACGAGGAATAATCTCATGGCTGTATTTCTAAACAATAATGTGGGCGTGAAGATCAACTCAGTCGATCTTTCAGACCATGTCACAGCAGTAACAATCAACCGCACATTCGATGAGCTAGAAGTAACTGCAATGGGTGACTCAGCACACAAGTTCGTAAAAGGCTTGGAAGCATCTACTGTAACTATTGACTTCCTAAACGACACAGCGTCAGCAAATGTATTGGCAACACTACAGGCAGCATGGGGAACAACAGTCACAGCTGTATTTCTACAGACAAAGGGAACAGCAGTCTCAGCGACTAACCCTCTTTACACTGTTTCATTGCTAGTCAATAACACAACAGACATCAATGGTGCTGTTGGCGATATTGGCACACAGTCAATCACATTTACTGCTAACTCAACAGTTGCAGTAGCCACAACAGGCACATTCTAAAAAACTAAACAAAGGGGCAAACCATGGCAAAACTAAAGATCGTTCGTACGGATGGAAGCGTGCTAGAAGGCGAGATCACCCCAGCGGTGGAATACGCATTTGAGCAATACGCTAAAAAGGGTTTTCATAAGGCGTTTCGTGATGATGAGATGCAGACCTCGGTCTATTGGTTAGCATGGGAAATAACACGCAGAGCAGGTGAATCTGTTAAGCCTTTTGGGATTGACTTCATCGAGACACTTAAAAGTGTTGAGGTGCTCGACTCAGACCCTTTAGCTTAAAGCGCGATCTTCCATTCACCTATCTAATTGCTAGGCTAAGCATTAGGTTGGGAATCGCGCCACAGCAATTATTAGAATTAGATAAGACCATGCTAGATGCTCTAGTTCAAGGTCTCAAAGATGAAGCAAAGGAGTCCAGCGATGCCAGCAAGCGTAAAGGGCGGCGTTGAACTCCGTAAGGCTCTTCGAGAGTTCACTCCAGATCTTGCCAAAGAAACTCAAAAAGAATTAGCTGCGATCCTAAAGCCGATTACTGCTAAGGCTCGTGGATTTATACCTTCTACAACTCCTTTGAGTGGTTGGGCTGATAGTAATCAAAAGGGTTCTTGGTCGAATCGTGTCTGGTCCTCATCTGAGGCAAAGCGTGGCATTGGTTACAAAACAACACCATCAAAGCCTAATCGATCAGGTTTTAGATCCTTAGCTCGCATTGTCAACGCTTCTGTGTCAGGCGCAATTTATGAAACCGCTGGTCGTAAGAATCCACAGGGCAGACCACAAGGCAAAATGCGTGAAGTAGTCATACCTACACGCAGACTTGATACAGGTGTCGGTGAGCATCGCTATATGACTAGCACAGGCAAAGGCTATGGCAAAAGTAATAACCCTTATGCAGGACAACAATTTATTGACGCCATGAATCAAACAGGCCAGATTGTCAATGCCTATGTTCGCCAAGAAGGACAAAGAGGACGCGCTAGCAATAAGATGAAAGGTCGCGCAATCTTTCGTGCTTGGGCAGAAGATCAAGGAAGAACACAGGCAGCAGTCATTAAGGCTATTGAAAGTTCTAAAGACAAACTAGAATCAAGATTGAAGGTGAAGTAATGGCAGCCGATGTAAAGATTGATATTGCCGCCGAATTCACTGGCAAAAAGGCATTTAAGCAAGCGGACACAGCAACTCAGAAACTCATGGGCAATGTTAAAAAACTAGCTGGTGCTGTAGGTCTTGCTTATGGTACCTCTGCAATTATCGCTTATGGCAAAGCATCTGTTAAGGCTTTTGCAGCAGATGAAGCAGCAGCAAGACGATTGACAACAGCTGTAGAGAACTTAGGCATTGGCTTTGCTAATCCTCAAATTGCAGATTACATTGCCAATCTAGAAAAGTCAGCGGCTATCGCAGACGATGTTCTTCGTCCAGCGTTTCAATCTTTGTTGACAACCACTGGCAGTCTCACAAAGTCTCAAGAATTACTTAATAACGCCATTCAGATTAGCCGTGCCTCTGGGATTGATTTAGCCACAGTATCAGGCGACTTGGCTAAAGGTTATGTAGGAGTTACCAGAGGGCTTGCTAAATACAATACTGGATTGACTAGAGCAGAACTTCAATCTAAATCGTTCTCTGAAATCCTAAGCGTCATGCTTGCTCGGTCTGCTGGATCAGCCGAGGATTATTTAAGCTCTACTTCTTATCAGATGAATGTATTGGGTATTGCTACCGGTAATGCTTCTGAAATTATTGGTGGCGGTTTAGTAGATGCTTTTGCTAGGATTGGTGGCGGTACTGAGGCTAGTGATGCAGCATTTGCTATAGAGACTATTGCAACTGCTATTGCTAAGGTTACCTCAGCCACAGGTTCGGCATTGGGTGTCATTCCTAACCTGATTAAGAATCTAAAGAATTTGCCTAGCCAAATCTTCATGGGCTTTGCAGGCAAGCAGGCTGGAGTCACTTTAAGTCCTGCTAAAAAGGAAGAAAAGAAGCTCACTCTTACACAAGTGCAACAACAGCAAGCGTTGGCTAAATTAGAAGCCGCTGCTGTAAAGCGCAACAAAGAACTATTAGCACTTAAGACTAAGCAACTTGCAACAGACAAATCTAAAGCTGCTTTAGAGAAGGCAAACCTTGCGCTAAACAAGGCCACAGATGTCTTTGACATGGACAAGATCCAGATTGCAGCAGCTTTGACCAATCAGGCTGAGCAACTGGGCAAAGCAACTACTTCATCACAAGTCTTGCAAATTGCTAATGACACTGCTCGCTTGAATGTCAAGAAGTCAATCCTTGCCCTAGAAGATGCTATTGCCTCAAAAGATCAAGAAGCGATAGAAGCCGCAACTGCTAAGTTGAATAAGGATTTAGCCATCCTTGGTGCAATTACTGGTCAAAAGGTTACTATGGCTGACATTAAGTCTATTCTTGATTCCTTAAAGCCAGCTGATCTAATTAATCAGTCAAACCTCGATGAAGCTCTGCGCAAACTATATGAAATGTTGGCCTTGATTGCTTCAATGGGATTTGCCTCATCTAGCAAAAAGGCAGCCGCAGCTGCTCCCAGCACTACAGGTCTAATTCCTGCAAAAACTATTGCTCAGACCAATGCAAATGTTGCAGCCCTTGGTGGAGTCGTTACACAAATCCAGCCAAACCTAAAGGAATTCACTCCAGATACAGGCATGATCTCTGGCATTAGCCCTAATGGTCGTGAATACAATTACACCGTGACTGTAAATACTGGCATCGGTGATCCTAACGCCATTGCAGAAGCTGTAAATCAAGTAATCCAAGATGCAGTAGATCGTGGCACTTTACGAGGTGGCGCGTACTAATGGCATGGCTACCAGAATGGCGCGTGACAGTAGGTGATGATGTTTATACAACAGTTACCTCTGTCTCTTTTGCATCTGGTCGTTTAGATATTGATCGGCAGCCAACAGCAGGTTACTGCCAAGTGGAAATTATCAACACAGATGGCTCACCCTTTACCATCAATGTCACAGAATCAATTCTGCTAGAGCTAAAGAACTCATCTGGCACTTATGTCACCGTATTTGGTGGTGAGGTTTCAGACTTCAACATCGGAGTCAGAAGCCCAGAGGAAACTGGCTTTATTACTACAGGCAAAATCTTGGGCATTGGCTCACTTGCTAAATTAACTAAGACTGTCTATAACACAGCACTTGCTGAGAGTTTAGATGGCGCACAGATTGCAGCCATTCTTGGAGCAGCTCTAAACCTTACTTGGGCCGAAGTTACTCCAACAGATACTTGGGATACCTATCCACCGTTACAGACTTGGGCAGATGCCGAGTCTTACATTGGCACTATTGACTCAGGCTTCTACACGATGATTGCAGTAGCTGCATCCGCAACTGCTAAGTCTCAGACCCTTGCAGATCAGATTGCCACTAGCGCATTAGGTCAGGTTTATGAGGAGAAGGATGGAGATGTCTCTTATGACGATGCAGACCACAGATCTCAGTATCTCGCAGCAAATGGTTTTACTAACCTCGATGGCTCGTATGCAACACCAGCCTCTATCCAATCAACAACTCAGACTGCTCGCATCCGTAACAGCCTTATCTATCGTTATTCCACAGGATACGGAAGCACCTACAGTACCTCTGATACCGATTCCATAGCCTCTTATGGCCTCTTTGAGCGTTCATTCGACTCTAACATTAAGACTCTGACAGACATTACTCTCATTGGCAATAGAGAGCTTGCATTGCGTAAGAGTCCACGCGCATCATTGGGAGCAATTACCTTTCGCCTAGATAACCCAGACATGCCAGATGCCATGCGTAATTCTCTTATTGGTGTCTTTTTTGGTCAGCCTGTGCTAGTAACTAACTTGCCTTCTAACTTGCTAGATGGTCAGTTTGATGGCTTTGTCGAGAATGTAGCTCTACGCGCTACCCCTAGTTTTACTGAGATTACCCTTTACATCTCAGCAACAGACTTCTCACTATCGACTACACAATGGGAAACAGTATTGCCAGCCTCACTAATTTGGACTGGCGTAAATGCTACACTTGACTGGACTAACGCGACAGGAGCACTAACCTAAATGGCAACATCACCGAATTATGCATGGGCAGAGCCAGATAACTCTAGCCTTGTAAAAAATGGCGCATCAGACATTCGCACATTAGGCGATGCCATTGACACATCTGTCTGGAATGTCGGCTATGGTCAAGCTGGTAAAAACAAGTTTATTAACGCTGATTTTGGCATCTGGCAGCGCGGTACGACTGCTACTGATCCGAGTGGTGGATCATACTTAGCAGATCGATTTAGAGTTACTTATGATGGCACAGCACCGACTAGCCGCACATACTCACAACAAATTTTTGCATTAGGAACAGCACCAGTTGCAGGTTATGAAGGAAAGTTTTTTGGTCGTCTTGCCATAACTACAAAGGGTTCTAATACAAAATCAGGATTGGCTCAATACATAGAAGGCGTTAGAACTTTCGCTGGTCAAACTGTAACCATTTCTTTTTGGGCTAAGTGTGATTCTGCTCGAACAGGTTCATTACAAGTGCAACAATACTTTGGACAAACTGGAAGCCCATCTGCAACTGTAACTGTTTCAGATACATCTTTGTCTTACACTACATCGTGGGCTAGATACAGCGTAACTATGACATTTCCTTCTATTGCAGGTAAGACATTGGGAACTGCTGGTAATGATGCTATTTATGTGAATTTTTATCACAACTCTGCTGATGGCTCTACATTTGATATTTGGGGTGTGCAAGCTGAATACGGCTCAAAGGCAACTCCATTCCAGACTGCAAGCGGTGGAAGCCTGCAAGGCGAATTGGCTATGTGCCAGAGATACTTCGTGCGTTTTGGATTGGCAGCAGTAAGCAATAGTTTTGTTGGACAAGGTGGAGCAATTTCAACGACATTGGCAGATATCACTTTAACTCTACCCGTTCAACAAAGAGTTGGTGCGACATCAATAACATATTCGGGATTGCAGTTGTCAGATAGAGCAGGTTCGCCTATTGCTGTTTCATCGGTTGCTCAACTTGTTGGTGATGCAGGACAACAAACTGTTGAAGTGACAGTTGCATCGGGTTTAACCCAGTATAGAAATTATTGGATGCAACAAACAGCAAGCACATCCTTTCTAGCCTTTAACGCGGAGTTATAAAAATGGATAAAGTAACCTATGTAATTGACTCATTTGGAAATGAACATGCGATCATTGAAAACGCAGATGGTTCATTTACCTCAATGACTAAAACTCATTACGATGAGTTAAAGGCAAATGAAGCCGCAACTATCTAAAGCTGCTATCCAACTTCGGGAACAGTTTGATGATACCTTCCCAGAGCGTGATCGTGCGAGTGATGGTTGGATCGCAGATGTACGGCACATGCGTGCTGGCAAGTCTGATCATATTCCAGATGCTCAGGGATGGGTTCGTGCTATCGACATCGATGCTGATCTCTCCGGCAAATCCAAGCCAGAGATCATGCCAGATCTTGCAGATGAGATTCGAAAGTATGCAAAGTCTGATAGCAAAAAAAGAATTGCTTACCTCATTTTCAACGGCAGAATTGCCTCTCCTGTCCTCGGATGGAAGTGGCGTAAATATACAGGGGCTAACAAACACACTAAGCACGCGCATATCAGCTTTACGAAAAAGGCTGACGATGATGGTGCTTTTTTTCAGATACCTATGTTAGGAGCTAGTGATGCACGAATTGAAAAAGATGTCAGGATCTTGGGTAAGAGCCTTCCTTGCGGCTGTTCTCACACTTGCGGCATCGGGAGTGACTGACCCTAAAGCCCTTGTCTATGCGGGCATAGCTTCAATCCTGCCGCCAGTATTGCGCTGGCTAAATCCTAAAGACGATTCTTTCGGGATAGTCGAATAATGAACGCCCTTAACTGGGCGGCTCTAGCAGTTGCAATAATCTCAATTGTTTCTGGCTTCGTAGGTTCTATCCGCTGGCTGGTGAAGCATTACCTAAGTGAGCTAAAGCCTAATAGCGGATCATCATTAAGAGATCAAGTTACTAGACTGGAAGCGCGTGTCGATACCATCATCTCACTATTAGAGAAGCGATAATTTTGTCATGGCAAGAAAAGCAACTAAGGCGCTAGAGGAGCAAGGCTACTCAAAGCTAGATGCTTACTGCATTGGGCTGTATGAATACTTTTGCAGCTTAAAGCGTGCAGGTTTTGCAGAAGATATTGCCATGTTCATGATTACAGAGCCACAGGCTTACCCTCATTGGATCTTGCCTGATGGCATACCGCCAGAGAAGTTAGGCGATTATGTAGATGAGGATGACGATTAAGCGCATCGTGATTGTATCGGACTTACAAGTCCCATATCATGACAGGGTAGCAACTCGTAACCTTGCCAGTTTCATCACAAAGTTTAAGCCAGATCAAGTTGTCACAATAGGCGATGAAATTGACCTACCACAGATAAGCAAATGGGAAGAAGGTCGCATGGGCAGTTATGCCCAGACCCTAGATGATGATCGTAACGAGGCAGTGCAGCTTCTATGGGAGTTAGGCGTTACAGATTGCATCCGCAGTAATCACACAGATCGCTTGTATAACATTATTATGGCTAAAGTGCCTGCCTTTGGTGCATTGCCAGAGCTTCGCTTTGAGAAGTTTATGAGGTTCGATGAGCTAGGCATTACCTTCCATAAGAACCCTATGGCTATTGCTCCTAACTGGATTGCAGTGCATGGAGATCACACACCCATCAAACCACAAGGGGGTCTATCAGCCCTTGAAGCGGCTCGTAGGCATGGTAAGAATGTCATCTCAGGTCATACCCACAGAGCAGGCAGATCGGCCTTCTCAGAGGCCTCTGGAGGCCGTATAGGGCGTGTTCTGCATGGTGTCGAGGTAGGTAATCTCATGGACTTTAAGCAGGCCCACTACACGAAAGGGTCTGCCAACTGGCAGCAAGCCTTCGCCATTATGTATGTGCATGGATCTAAGGTGCAGGTAGATCTCATTAACATTGAAAAGGACGGCACATTCATTGTGTCTGGAAAGTCCTACGGCAGACCTAGATAATCGTTACCGTTTCGTTACCTAAATGTGTTAGACATTGTCAGATAGGCATGAGACTCTAAGTTTGTAAGCCAGACGAGGGCGCTGGATGCAGATAGGTACACAATGAACGCAACAGATGTAAAACTACAGTTCTGCAATACTTGTGATAAAGCAACTCACAGCTCAGCAGTTACATACCACTATGCAAACCCTTGCACAGCACTTCTAAATGGTTGGGATTGCATGCACTTTGAGGCAGAAAATCTATTTTGCCAATGCGAGGTAGCAGCATGATTAACTCAGTAGTAATTATCGGGATGATTGGATTGCTTTTGATTTCCAATGTCCTTTGGTATTCACAAGGCTTTAAGGATGGTCGCAGAGAAGGCTGGCACAAGGCTCGCAATCTAGGCCGCAGCTTGGCCGATAAATGAGAGCCAATGAAATCTTACTAACAGCCACCGACACGATTAGAGATCGTGGGCTTCAATATGGACATCCTGCCGACAACTTAGAACACACAGCAATGCTGCTAAGTGCATACTTGGAGATGCCTATCCATGATTATCAGGTGGCAGGCATCATGGTATTGGTCAAACTGGCTAGAACTAATCAATCAGCACAGCACATAGACAACTGGATTGATCTATGCAGCTATGGCGCACTAGCTGGGCAACTGGCCACAGAGGAGAATGAACTCTATGTTTAATTTAGCCGATTACGAGACAGTTGAGGTGAGACTTGAAAAGTTTATTAAGGATTATCCAGATTTTCGCATTGCAACAGAGCTGGAAGTTGTCGAGAAAGATAGATACATTGTTAAAGCGTATTTATACAAAACTTCTACAGATAGCGTTGCGTGGACGACAGGATACGCGGAAGAAAAAGTTACTGATCGAGGTGTTAATAGTACTTCAGCATTGGAGAATTGTGAGACTTCAGCAATCGGCCGCAGCCTTAGCGCTGCAGGTTATGCTGCTAAAGGAAAGCGTCCAAGCCGCGAAGAAATGACAAAGGTAGTAGCACAAAAGCCTGTCAAGCCTGCTGTTGCAGATGTGCAGGACTATTGGACAACTCCAGTCAATGAATACATGAAGGTTGTAGATGCTCCAGTAACGCTAGACAAAGCTCTAGATCTAGTGCAGGACATACTAGGCACAGGTGAAGCACAAGAAGCACCACAATGCAAGCATGGACACATGAGATGGCGTGAAGGTGAGAAAAACGGCAGAGCATGGGGTGGTTATCAGTGCAATCAAATGAACGCAGGTGGCGTTAAATCCGACTGCCCACCTATCTGGTACAACATAGGCAGTGACGGTAAATGGCATCCACAGAAAGCGAGAGTATAATGGGACATGTTGGAATCAAGATCAATGGTGAATGGCTTGACCTCATGTCAGCCTTCATCGCTTGTCAGCTATGTAATGAGCCAGTGCAGATCCGTGAGCTAGAGAATATCTCATCTGACTCAGTCAATGGCATTGTTACTTGGCAATGTGCTAAGTGCAAAGCAGTCAATGGCTAGTCAAGCAAGAAAGCACAGAGGTTTCCGTACAGAGCGTGTTGTAGCACAGTACCTATCGACTGTGTGGCAAGGCGCATGTGTGGGAAGGGGTAGTGGCAAGGATATTGTTAATGTGCCGTTTGATGTTGAGGTCAAAGCCCGCGCTGGATTTCAACCGCTTGCATACATTAAACAATTAAAGGCTCGGACATCCATTTCGGGGGAATTAGGATTCGGAGTCGTAAGACTTAATTCGCAAGGAGAAGATGCTGCCGAGTATTGTGTAGTCATGCGATTAGGTGATCTTTTGCCACTACTCGTTTTAAAATACGGTCACTTAGACAATCAACCCACAGAAGCAGACATAGACCGTTGCTCTGGATGTGGGTCATACATGATCAGGAGATGCTTAACTTGCCAACCTATGACTACCGATGCCAATCCTGCAATCTATCTCAAGAAGTCACTCATGGATTCGACAGTGGACCAGTAGTGCCATGCCAGTTATGCAATGCTCCCATGATTAAAGGCTTTAGTGCCTCAGCTATTCACTTCAAGGGCAAGGGCTTCTATACAACGGATAAATA